TTTCACAGTAAATGGGATTAAATGCAATCTGCGCCATATCCCATCATCACGCCCCCTAATAATTGGTTTGTGGTTTGTTGCCATCCAAATTTTAAATTCGGGTGTAAATTCAAATTCATTCTTATACAGATGACGTGCGGGCACTTTGTCACCACCAGTTAACTGCTTCACTAGCCCTTCATCTAATCTCACACCCTCATTTGGTTCTGTGGTTGTAACAAATCGGGCACTTTGTAAGCGTGCAATATCACTATTTGCATTACTGGTTTGCTGCTTAACCATAATAGTCTGTGGTTGAATGTTTGTGGCGTACGTCCCGAAAATATCATTAATGATTTCGAGAAAGACACTTTTACCATTACGACCATTGCCGTATAAAATAAACATGACTTGTTCCTGTGTACTACCTGTAAGCGAATAACCGATGGCTTTTTGAATATATTGAATTAGCTCTTCGTCGTTATTAAAAATATCCTTTAAAAACTGTTCCCACAGTGGTGCGTCGATTTTATCTGTGTATTCAACCAGACTGATTTTAGTAAACATCTGTGTACGATCGTGTTCTTTCAATTGACCTGTTCTTAAATTGATAAAACCATTTTGCGAATTGAAATAATAAGGGTTCATATCGAATTGTTCTGGCAAAACAGGTAATAAATGTTCAGCTTCCTTGATCATGTTTGTTTTTCCTTTGTTACTTCTTGTCACCTTCAAATGTTTCATAAAGGCTTTTTCTTCGTCGGAATCTCCTTCCATGTAAGCAAAATCTTTCTTCATATTTTGAATGACCGTATCTGCGAGTGCTTTTACTCTTCCTGTGTTGTCAAACATCCACAGTTTAGAATTGTAATAGTACCAGCCTTTATTTACATAAGAGTATCTAAGAAGATTTTGAAATTCATCACGAAACCTTTCCGCATTACCTGTGTCATCTTGCGAGTATAACTTACGCGTTTTACCAGTATTTGCGATTTTTATTTCAAAATCAGTAATAGGATTATTAGGTGTATAGACATTTTGGCATTCAGCAATCGCCTTATTGAGTGTTCTCTCTCCATATGTGGATGCCCCGCGCTTCATATCCCACTTCGAACGCATCAATCCGCTCGTGCGGAATATTTCGTCCATTTTTTCATAATCGGCACCCGTCCAGAAAGCAAGCATATTTGCAAACGCTAAATCGGCATCTGATTGAGAAGTATATAAACCTTCCCAGAAGCCCTCGTACAATGTTTTAAAAGGTACCCCTTGCTGACTTCCATATGCCTTTTGAATAATCTCACTAGCAGGCAAATCTACGCCTGTATATTCATGAGAAACAGATTGTAATTCGTTCGTTCCAATATATTTAGAATGCAAATACTGAATGGCTTGAGAAGACTCGTTCACCGTTTCGTAATTATCAATGACTTGACCTGTCATAACAAAAAATCGACCATGATTATACATTTCTACATTATTTTTCCGCCTGCCACCAGTAGGGAAATCGCCTTTTGAAATAATATGGATACCTGTCCCACTCACAGAATACTCCGTATAGCTAGAGAGAGTCTGAATGAATTCAGCCACAATGTTATCTGTATCACCTAATTTGTAATCTTCTATTTCGTCTTCTATTCCATCGATATCAACACCGAAGTAGGGTTCTTTGAAATAAAAACCTAAACCGTCAAATTGATATTTTTCTAAGGATTCAAGGGCGGTATTAAAATCCGCCCATGTATCCTCATCCACACTATTGCCATAACCACCATTATTAGCATTTCTAGGGATTTTTTTATGCTTGTGTCGTTTCTCATCCCAAACAAGCTGATAAGCACACCATTGTTTTAACTGTTTTAATTCATCAGGTATCCGTTCATACATTTCTGTGCACTCCTATCGTTTAAAATGGAAGGTCTTCATCTTCGATATTGATTGGGTTATTAACACTTTCGCCCTTCTTAAATTGATGATTTAAAACACCTTGTACATTACTTGGTTGCCAAGCCTTTACATTCGTATTTTCATAGGTTTTACCATTGTATTCAGATTGTTCATTTTTTACCGTTACACGGCATGTTTTCATTGAAAAATCTTGTAAAAGTTCATTGATGCTGTTATATTCTTTGCCATTTTCAAGTTGCAACGCTTTTCCGATTGTATTAAATGATTTTGGGTTGTATTGATTCGTTTGTTTTGACATCCAAATTTTATGGAATATATGTGCATTTTGATATTTTTGCTCAACATCATTCCGTACAATTAAATCAAGTTCCACATATTCCGCTCCGCTTGGTGTCGCGTCTTCTTTACCATTATTGATCACTACTTCGTACACGCCATCTTGAATTTTTCCTTCGTAAATATCATTAGTATCTAATTTAAACATTCCAATTCCTTCTTTCATTTAATTTTTTATATAAATCCACGAGCTTTGCCTTGATGATACGCCCATCCACGCTTATAATTATGCGTTTTAGCATAGTCATATAGTTCTTTCATACTTTTACAATCTTCTGGTGTTCTGAAATCCAATTTAAATGTTTGTTCATCGATTTCTTTTAATTCTGCTGATTCGTCTACTTCTATTGCTTTTGCTTCGACTTTAAACACAGCTCCACAGTGCGGACACTTATTGTCCGTTTGCAATACTGTCATGAAGCATTCTTTGCATATTTTGACCGGTGCTTCTGCTTTGGTCGCGTTACTGCCTTTTTTCGGTGTTAAGGACCATGTGCGTTCCATATCTGGTAAACCAAATCTGGTTACATTTCCAACGTGATCAATGATAATGGACGTTTTACCAGGTCTGTAACGCATTCCACGCATGGATTGCTGAATGTATAGTGATAATGACTGTGTAGGTCGCAACATAATAACTGTTGAGCAGTCAGGCACATCGAATCCTTCACCGATTAAATCGAGGTTGCACAATACTTTGATTTCACCATCACGGAACTTTTGAATAATTTCATCCCTTACCAATTTAGGTGTTTTACCATCAATATGTTCAGATGGTATATTTGCCTCTTGAAAACTTGCTGCCATTTTCTTACTTTGGTAAATCGAACTGGCATAGAGTATCGCTTGTTCGCCATCTGCTAATTTCTTATAGTGTGCAATCACATCACCCCATATTTTGCGCTCTGTGAACTGATTATCTAATTCGGTAAGGTCATAATCACCCGTACGCTTTACATGTAGCTGGAAAGTTTCCATGACCTCAGGCGCGAAATATTTATACGGAGATAAAAAATGATTTTCAATGAGCCATTTCGTGCTAACCTCTTCAATCAATATGTCATTGATATCTCCTAAACCTCCACCATTTAACCTGACAGGGGTCGCGGTAAAAGAGATTATTTTAGCATCATTAAAATGAGTGAATATCTTTTTATATGAACTCGCGAGCGCATGATGTGATTCATCAACAACGATTAATTTAGGTTTTCTTGTATTATTCATTCTCCTAACAACAGTTTGAATCATACCAAGTTCAACAAAATTCATATCAACCTTATTTAACAATAATGTAGCCCTTATTTGTTCTAATATTTCCTTACGATGTACTAAAAATAAAACATGATTTTTTTTGGACGTTGCTGTCCTTATAATCTCTGATATTACGATGCTCTTTCCAGATCCACATGGCGAAACAATGCACGGAGAAACATGACCATAAAAAAAGGCTTCCTTTGTTTTTATAATCAAATTTTGCTGATAAGGTCTTAACTTAATTGACAACTAAGCGTTTCCTTATTGGTGTATTTACAATCCGCTCCATGCTCCATTTTCTTTGTATCCTACTATTCATTGTTCCGTATGTTATATCTAAATAATCAGCCCATTGTGACATCGTCATTGTTTTATCTTTATATTTCAATATTCTGTTTCTCGATTGATTATTAGCTTGTTCTTTACTAGTTGCCCACCTGCAATTTTCAGGGCAGTAATCTCCATTATTATCAATTCGATCAATTGTTAAGTCGTCTTCATAATAATTGTCCAACGCCCATCTTCTAAAATTCTGATAATCATATCTCCAAGCATCACATACAATGACCCCTTTACCTCCGTAGTGTTGATACCTCGTATTGTTTGTGTTGTAGCATCTAGCTTTCATCCCCTTCCATGTCCAATAAAGTCTCTCTTTGTTAGAATATCCATGAGTTAAATTAACTTTTCTTTTTCTAGATAATTCCTTATTCAAGCATCCACAACTTTTTGTTGCTCCAGATTTCAAACCAGAGCCTCCAATTACTTTTTCAGTCCCACAGTCACATTTGCACAGCCAATATAGATTGTAATACTTATCTTGACTAGCAAGGCACAACACTTCCAATCTATCAAATCGCAGCCCTGTTAAATCTCTAATATTAGCCATCCACATCACCGATTTTGAATAATTCTTCCTGTAAACACGATTCACGATTGTCTAACTGGTTTTTTGCAAATGTTCCATTACTTTCAGCTAGCAAGTATCCTCTTGCGCCAGATTCTGCATTTCGAACTAATCTACCAACAAGCGGTATAATTCCCATTATATGATTCACAACTTTATCTCGAATATCCGGTAAAAATTGGTTATAAATCTGTCCATTTTCTAATGTAATTTGTCGTGTGTTCTCCCATGCTGTGTAAATCATGTTTATGTTTGGAATGTTATTAAAAATGGAAATCATATCAATTAAATGTGTATCAAATTTCCCATAATGTTGAAGCTCTGGTTGACCTGATTTTGTTTCACGACCATGGAACATGAGCCATAACTTTTGGTAGTGGCTTAAGTTATCGATGACGATGTTTTGATATTCTTCACTATGAGTTTTTGCATACCCATAAAAATCAACCATATTTTGAACAGGATTTTTTGGATCTAAAACGGTAATTGTAATATTTGGAAAACCACTTAAGACGGTTGATGTGCCATCACAATCTAAAATTAATGTTTTTCCTTCTAGGTACTGAACTGTGGATGTCTTACCTGCACCAGGCTTTGCATATAGAAGCATTTTCCAATTCTCACTTCGTTTCATTTCTTCTGATTTAATAAATTTCATTCTCATCACCCTATCTTAATAGTTTGCGTATCAATGCTTTCAGCACCTGGCACGGTTTCTTTTTCGTTAATCGCTTTTTTGATTGCGATTTTATCAGGTTCACCGGGTTTGTATCGTATAAATCTATCTGGTAATCGACTGAAATCATATACATTAATTTTTGTATTATTCCGAATTGTTAGAGGGTATTTAACGTCATTTACTTTCTTTATACCTGCTTTGTTTAAGGAAAATAATAAATATTCTCTTGTTTGATTTTGTCTTGTTTCAATTGATTTTTTTAATGCTTTAAGACGTTTAATCTCATTATCCAGTGTGGAAATATCATCATCCCATGTCAAAATTAACTTTGCGATATTGATTGCTTTTTCTCGTAGTGGTTCTTCTATCGCTTGCAACGTGTCTTCAAAAACTTTTTCTTCAATAGAATCAGCTATCTGATATAACTGTTCGTATTGAGCACTCATTTCATGTAGTTTCACTGTCTTCACCTTCTTTCAAAAAGGTTGAAATAGATATATTTCCATTTTCGGCATTGAACCATGCAGCATTTCCCTTTTTCACAAATTGAGGAACAGCAATCTCTCTTGCCAAATCGTAAGCTTCCTCTATCGTACATCCGTGTTTGTAGAACCAGACTTTATCCGTTCGGTGAATAATTTGTAATATATCTGAATCACTTAATGTTTTTTCATGTAATTTTACTTGTACTTCCGGAATGATGAATTTTGAAAATCCATCGATATCTTGTAAAGTTAAAGTAAGTGTCGCATCATCTTTTGCTAATACTTGATATATTTCACCATCTATACAAAATTCTTCTACACCAGTTCGGTCTTGAATTTCAACTTGATCACCGCATTTAATCATGATGTAACACCTCCAGTTCGTTTAACTGCCCCCACAAATAATCCGAAAATTGATTCGCCTTCATTGCTAATGTGCGTAAATCATTTTCATTATTCAAAATAACGTTACGAAAATCATGACCTACACGAGTAGTTTTATTGGTTGTTAGGTTTAAAATGGTTTGTTGGTATAAATCGGTTCCTGTCTTCAATTCGATTCCTCCTGTTCATAAATATAATAGAATATATGGTGATGTCCGTAATCTATCGTCGTCTTACCGTCGATCGTCCAGTGTCTGATGTAAGGCGGATCAAACTCGTTCAACTCCCACCATTCATAAATGGATTCCATAGCCTCGTCTAAGCTGTTGTAAGTTCCATGGATTCTATGTTCATCCGTTTGATGATGTTTCCAATGCACTTAATATTTCATCATGATCCCTCCCCCTGATTGATTCTCTTACCCACCTAGTAGTTCCAGTTCTTTACGGTTCTTATTGTATTCACGTACTCGATACATCTTTTTATACTCAGCTTCTGATTTTTGCTTCCGTACAAGCTGTGGATGCACACCTAAATAGCTCGCAATAAACGGAAAAGGTAAACCTTGATTTCGTAATAATGCTACTTGTGCCGGGGAAATCAGGGTATCTGGGTTAGGAACAGTACGACGCGCGATTTGATAACGTACATACAGCGCATGTTCTTCATCTCCTTCTCGGAACAGCTGGTGAAGCTTTTGTTTTTCGTACGTGCAATATTGCCCTTTTTTTCGCTCAATGCTATCTAACAAGTCCCGTTCCTCATCTCGTCGTTTTTTTCGCTTGCGTTGCAATTCTTGAATGTCAATCACTTTTATCACCTCGTAAGTTGCATATTTATCAGCATGTAACTGGATTTGTTCGTCTACTTCCGTACTGGTATAGCACATGGTTTTAGTTTGCCTCTCAACCGTTTCCCAAAGAATCATATAGGCTGGAGTTGGGCCATCAAACCCAATGAAATTATTTTTCGTTTTTTCTCGCATCACCATAAACTCGCCCTCTTTCTGATTAATACGGTCTAACAGTCTGTGAATAATAACTGCCTTCTGAACCATTACGCAAAGCAGGATGCTTCGCTGTTTTAATTTTGTGATCTAAAATATACATTTCCGCATCGGTTAATATATTTTGCAAGCCTTTAATGGTTTGTATTTCGTTTGCTTTTGAAGCATAATAAGCCGCTTTTTCATTATCGAATTCTCGTACAGTTTTACAACACATTGCTATATTTTGTCGCAATATTCCGATTTTATTTTCCAATTTATTTACACTCCTTATAAATATAATGTCTAAACCCGTCATCCCAATACTCATCAACAACCATAGGGTTTTCTGTTTCTTGATTCATTTTATTTAACTCCTTACTTTTGATTTAATTATGTCGATTGGAGGTGAGATTAATGACTTTTTTCGATTTTATTGCTAGATATCGCGGTGAACAAAGTCCCCTTGGAGATTTAGCCCGAGATATTTATTTAGATGATAATTTCCCAACAGAAGCTACTGACCCAGATGTTATACAAGAGTACTTTTCTAGAATCTATGGAAAAGCAGATGGTTTTGAGATGGCTATTTCTAAAGCTCTAGACTATTTCAAAAGAGAAGTTTAATTGCTTTTACTTTTGATATATCTATAGGTTGCGCTTGATATTTGGGAATTATTTCTATTGTATAGTTTCTGTACATACCAACTAAGATGATGTCCACGGTTAGACCTTCTTACGAACGAATTTCTTAAGCAACCATTCATTCGCTTTCGCCGCGTCAAATGCCCATGGTTCGTGATCTTCTTTATCCTCCCAGTTGCTAAAATCCTTCACTTCTGGAAAGCTATTTATATTGTCATACCACCAAGATTTACTCCTTGGGCTAGCTGCCGAAAATTTTTCCATGTTCCAAACACCATACACTTTATTTTCTTGTGGTTGTTTCATTTTTCTTGGTCTTGCCATATTAACCACCTCCTATCTAATTTTATAATCGCGAATGACTTCTAAGATGAATAAATTGACCGCCTTTCCGGTGTTATGTCCGTCCAGCGATTGTTGCACCCACACACGGCTTTTGCCATAAGCACTGGCTAAATCGTGAACAGATACTTGATTTTCTTTCATGAAATCTTTAATAAGATTTCGTCCGTTTTCGATGTTACTCACTGTTTTCAGTCCTTTCTTTTTTAAACTAATACAAGTTGTGATTCTGAAATAAACTTATTAATAAAATATATTTGACCTTTACCTGTAACTTTAGGTGTCCTCGTAATACGCGTACTTTCATCTCCATTTACAATAGAACGCTCTTTGATTTCCATAATCTCGAGATCCATTGACTTTTGAGTTGGCATGTTGTAGCTTTCACTTTTTTTCGCAATCAAGTAACCATTCTTTCTCAACCATTTAAACAAACGATTTTGTCCAATTTCTACCCCATTTTGATTAATCAGTTTGGCTAACTCTCCTACTAAAATAGAAGTATGGCTCCCTTTTACTGCATCTGCAAAAAGCGCTTTAGGTTGCATCTCCGTATTTTTGATTTTTAAAAGTTGATTTTCCTCTTCTAAATCCGCCGCTAATCGCAAAGCTTCTGCACGTGTTTGTGGAATTTGGAAATCATTTTGTTTGATTTGATGTTCCATTTTATTAAAAGCTTCGATATATTTAAGCTTAAATTGAAGCGCTTTTTTACCTGTGAACCCCATCGCAAGTAAGGTGAATCCGTCTCGGTTCATGTAAATTACTTTCCGTTCTCTCCCGTACGTATCAGGTTCGGTTGCTTCCATAAACATCTCTCCAAAATTGGAGACATCTCCCTTCAACATTTGAATATCCCGCATAACATGTGCATGTTGCTTCTCAAACCCTTCTGCCACATTTAAACTACTTGTGACCGCTTCTTGATTTTTCATAATAACTAATTCATTCATTTTTTACTTCCTTCCTATGGTATAATTTTCAGTGAATGGAGGTGAAAATTACATAATGGAATTTAAAATTAAAATTGCAGAGCCTAGTACCAAAACAGTACTCGATCGAAAAAAAGTTCATATCCCTACCCTCTGTCCAAATTGCGGTGTGTCTAACAATCCTGTTACTAAGGGGGTAGCTTCCGCTCAAAAAATCGCTTTCTTTTCTCACTTGTGTACGTCTTGTAACGCGTACCATTTTTCATTACAAGATATAGAAAAAGATATTGGAATTTGTAAAGCTATTTTCCCAAGTAATCAACCATCTGATTTACCAGAACAAGTAGTCAGCTTTTCTCCAAGATTCGCAAAAATGTACCGAGATGCAGAGTTTGCAGAAAATAATAATGCTGTAGATTTAGCTGGTGTAGGCTATCGGGCATGTTTAGAAATTTTATTGAAGGATTATGCATTTGATTTTAATCTTGCAGAGTATGAAGAAATAGCAAAGATTAATTTAAACAACGCAATCAGTAAATTCTTTAAAGAAGATACTTCTGTACAAACAGCTGCCGATGTTGTACGCATTCTTGGAAATGACTACGCCCACTGGAGGCAAGAAGAAGAATTTGATTTAAGCATTTTAAAAGCCTATTTAAATATTTTCGTACAGATAATCAATACTAAATTAATGCTCAAAAACCCCCTGTTAGTCGAAATAAGAAATAGTCGAATCATTCGGCTATTTTTTTATTAGAAATATACTCTTCGAAATTCGCTAATACTTCTTTTTCAAATTCTTGTAAGAACGGGTATTTTTCACAAAATCTCTTAAAGTATTTTCTGGCATTACTTATGCTTGTTTTTTTTGTTTCTTCGATTATTCGAATAGAAAGCATACCGATAATTTGAATCCTATATGCCAATAAATTCATTTTGCACACTTCGTATTTTTTAACTTCTTCTAAAATCATTTCCATTTTCAATTCCTCCCTTCCCCATATTATGTAAGCAAAAATGATAGAAAGTGTTGACATTATGCTAACTGTTTATTTTCTTCTTTATTAGCCAAACGATAAACCTCTTTACTTACTGATAAATTCAAACCAAATTTATCTTTAAATGTCATCAATTCAACCGCACTATCCAAAAGTTCTTGTCTGTCTTCTAGCATCTGTGGAGTCATATCTGCTTTTTTCACCATTTAGAATGACCATATTTGGTAGATACTGACTTATTAGCAATCGTATTTGCTTTAATAAAGTCCCTACGTACAGGTTCTTTTAATCCCTGTTTCAACTGGTGCATCATTTCTTTTTGATGCTCTTTGTCTAACATGCGGAAAATTTCGAACCCTTCAAAACCTGATGACTGACGTAGTTGTTTGATGATTTCGAAGACCCAGCGCTTGAACTCTTTTGCCTTTTTCATTTTAGAGCTAAACACCAAGTCATAAATCCCGAATTCACTAATTAAAATGGCTTTAGACTTATAATTTGAACCAGTCCCCTGAATTAAGGTAGTGGTTTTGTCTATACTAGATACATGTGATGAAACAGCATTTTCAGGCTTCTTATATCCCAATGCATCTGCCACATCTTTCGCAACAGCCCACCACTCACCTTCTTTACTGACAAATCGTATTTCATGATTATTCCATACTTCTGTTTTCATTTAATTAGCCTCCTTCCCATATCATGTAAGCGAAAATGATAGAAAGTGTTGACATATTTTATACAATCGTATAAAATATATTCATAGTTAAATAAGCACATAATACTACCTATAATTACGTTTGGCGACGGTATTTCAGGTTAAATTTTAATGCTATTTTTCTATCAAATTTGCTTACAAGATAATATTGTTACACTTCGTGTAAAATGTCAACATATTTTCACACGAATGTATAATTATTTTTTTGTAATATTGGAGTGGACACTAATGAACGTATTCGAGAGGATACAAATTTTAGCAAAAGGCAAAGATAAAAGCTTGCAACAAATCGCGGAAGATTTAGGGTTTAGCAAAAATTTATTTTATCGTTGGAAAACCTCAAGTCCTAAAGGCGAAGATTTAGCGAAAGTTGCTAATTACTTCAACGTATCAACCGATTACCTATTAGGTAGAACAGAAAAAAAATATTTCGAACTAACGAGTGATGAAAAAAAAGATATTGCAGAAGAAGCTGATGAAATACTTGCAGGGATAAAAGATGGGACTAATTTCAACTTCTACGGAGAACCAGCTACACCTGAACAGTTAGAAAGAATCAGAGTTGCATTGACTACTGCGATGGAAATGAACAAAGAAGAAGCGAAAAAGAAATTCACGCCTAAGAAATATCGGGATTAGGGTGGTGAGATGAATGAATCAACATACCATGATAGACAGAGAAGTCAAAACAGTACTCAAAAAATCTAAAAATATGAGCATCTCTGAAATTTTAAGGAGCTGCAACACGAAAATTCTATACGCTGATTTAGAACAAGAAACAGGAGGATTTACAACAAGTAACAGCCGGTGTCATACAATTGTTATTAATAGCAACTATACAGGAATTCTGCAGACGTTTGTTATTTTTCACGAATTAGGACATCTAAGATTACATAATGGAGTCTCTACCCCTTTTTACAGGACTCTAGCTCTTGGTTCATTTGTTCCAAAAATTGAACGTGAGGCGAATGAATTTGCATTAAAATTATTAGTGTCAACTGAATCAACTAATAATATTAGTGATTTATTAAACAAAGTTGGTCTTCCTCAATCAATGAAAAGTTATCTGTAAACTCATAGTATGATAATATATACAATCAAGATGGAGGGATGAAAATGAAAAAAATTTCATTTATTTTTATGGTGGTTCTTTTAAGTATAGGACTGGCAGCTTGTGGTGATGAACCAAAAGCAAAATCGAAGAAGCAAAATTCGCAATCAGAGAGTAAAATTACTGATAATTCAACATCTACTAAAATAGGCGATCTACTAGATAAAACCGATTTAAAAGAATATTCAAGTGAAGCCGGATGGGGAAATATGGATGATACTGAGTTTTATCAAGTGGATGAGGTTGGCAAAATCATTTTTATCGAAGTAACCCTAGATGAATCTCTAAATTTTCCGATTTCAAAAGACAAGTTAATTGAGCTTGCTAAACCTTATATCCCTGACGATACGGTTTTAATTAGAAATACTGATGACGGATTTGGAGCTCAAGGCTATGCATGTAAAAGTGGTGATATGACATTTGATATTTTACATTCTGACAATGATGAAAATGGAAAAGCCGGAAAATTATTTATAACATATTAATTACTAAAGCCCGTTCATTCGGGCTTTTCATTCAAACAAAACAAGAACATATATTCTGCAAAGGAGGTTCTAAATGAAAATCATAAAAAATTCTAGAGGTTATACTACAACTGTGGGGATCAAAAAAAATGGAAAATGGACAACGAAACGAGTAACTGAAGCAACAAAGCCCAAATTACGCATGACAGTGGCTAAATTATTAGAGGTTTCAAACAGAAATGAAATACCAATCGACGATTATAAGTTATTCGAGTTCATCGAGTTATTTTATGATACCTTCAAAGTAAACACTATCGGAGCATCTACACAAAACTCTTATGAAAATGCTTTTCGTGAAGTAAAGGAATATTTCGGTAATATTAAATTACAAAAAATAACCCCTATTGAGTACCAAAAGTTCATTAATACCCTTGGAGAAAATCTTGCAAGAAGCACTGTGGAGACGAGAAATAAAAAAATACGCGCTATGTTTAATAAAGCAGTCCAATTGGGTTATATGCGGGCAAATCCTACACATGGCGTAATATTAGCCGGAAAAGATGTGGCAAGTTTAAAACTACAATTCATCGATACGTCTCTTATCTCTCCTCTTATAGAAGAAATAACAAAGTCATATTCGATTAGTAGAGCAGTTAATTTCATAGCATTGCAAACAGGCATGCGTTTCGGAGAAATTGTCGGACTCACGTGGTATGATATAGATTTAGATAATAAGTTTATCAATGTAAAAAACGCTTGGGACTATAAAGATACTCAAAACTTTATTTCTACAAAAGGAAAAGACAGACGAAAAATTTTTATTGATAGTTCCACGGTTGAATATTTAGAAGGATATAGAAAATGGCATGAGCGATTCATGAAAAAAATAAAATTCAAAATAAATACTTGTTATTATTCTGTTCTCGTGATAATTTGCCAGTGGACAATCAGGCATGCAATAAGGTGCTTAAAAAGTGTTTTAATAAGATAAGTAACGAGGACATTACTTTGCACAAATTACGTCATACACACACCGTACAGTGCCTAGAAAGTGGTATGGATATTATCTACGTATCAGAACGTTTAGGGCACGCTGATATTAATACCACTTTAAAATATTATACGCATATTAGTTCTCACATTCGAGCAATCAACGAAAAAAGAACGCAAGAATATTTCAAACGTACAATCAAACTGCTTGAAATGTAA